ATTACACAATTAATTAATAACGCAGTTAATGAAAGAGGGAGTAAAAACTTAATCTAATGTCAGGTGCTTTTCCAATATCTTCTGCAAAGTTTGAATCTTTAGGAATAAGGTCTATTCAAAATACTATTATTTCAAAAACTGTATCTGGTAAGAAACTTGCTAGACAAATAGATAATCAAAGATGGGCTTTTACAGTTAGAATTATCACAGGAACTAGATCAGATGTATATGGAGATTTAATGGCTTTTATAGTTAAACAAAGATCAGGCAAAGAAAACTTTACAATAATCCCACCAGAAGTAGAAGATGCTAGAGGTAATGAAACAAATACAGTATTAGTTAATGGTTCTCACGCAGTAGGAGATACAACGATTGCTATGGACAATCATCATAACGATAATCCACACGCATTCAAGTCAGGAGATTTTATTAAGTTTGCTAGTCATGATAAAGTGTATATGATCGTAGCAGATGTTCAGGCTTCTAGTGGTGCTTCAACAGTAACTATTGAGCCACCTTTATTACAAACAGTAGCAGATGATTCTATAGTAACTTATGATAATGTTCCATTTACAGTACATTTAACAAATGATATTCAAGAGTTTGGTGTAGTTGGAACTGCTAAAGATGGTGCATTGTTATATAAATTTGAATTTGATGTAGAAGAATCTTTATAGATGGCAAAATATTTAGTAAGGCATTATGTAACTGCTGATTTTGTAGCAGAAAAAGTTGTTGATGAAACTGAAATAGATTCAGAAAAAAACAATTTAAAACAAAATACTATTCCAGATGGAAGTTTTAGCTTTATTATGGTAGAACAAAGCGAAAAGTTAATAAGAACAACATACGAGAAATATGACGAGAGCCTTAACAACAGCAATAAAGAACGAACTAGCGACAAATGATATTCGTCCTATTCATCTTATTACTATTGGGTTTAGCACTCCTATTAATATAACTGATTGCTCTTTTCCTCTAACATCTTCAGTATCAGGATCATCAGTTACTTATTCAGCATCAAACCATTTAATAGGTATATCTGATTTTTCAGAACAAACAGATGTAAGCAAATCTAGTATAAGTTTAACTTTATCAGGTGCAGAACAAACATTTATTTCTACAGTATTAAATGAAAATGTTATTAACGATACTGTAACTATTTTCAGAGGGTTGTTAGCAGATGATAATACTATAGTTGCTGATCCTTTTTTACTTTATAAAGGAAGTATAGAAAATTTCGAAATACAAGAAAAAGAAACAACAAGTACGTTATCATTGTCGATAGTATCTCATTGGGCTGACTTTAATAAAAAAAATGGAAGAAAAACAAACAATACATCACAACAAAGATTTTTTAGTACAGATGTTGGTATGGATTTTGCTTCTCAAACAGTACAAGACATTAAATGGGGTAGAGAGTAATGCAAGATATTATCTCACTATATAGAAATTATCCTAAATATGATAAACTACACGATCTTGATTTACAACATCATATCAAGCCAAGTATATATCTGAATCAATATAAAAAACATTATCATAATAATAAATTAATTGGTTTTACTAATTGGGCGTATTTATCTGATTATGCTTTCAATCATTTTAAAAAGACAGCTATTATTAATTACAAGGAATGGAACTCAGGAACTAACTTAGTATTTGTAGAATTTATAGCTATTAAAAATGTTAGAAAAATTTTTAAATGGTGTGTTAATATGGCCAACAAATTTAAAGGCATTAAAGATAATTTTACTTGGTTAAGAGTAGAAGATAATCAAATTAAAAGAATGGTAGTTAAGGAAATATAATGGGTGGTATAGTAAAATCAGTTGTTAATGTTGTTACTAATGTTTTTACAGGAGGAAACCCTTTAGTATCTTTAGGGGTTTCTTTATTTCTTAGTTGGGTGTTAAGACCTAAAGTACCTGATATACCTGATTTCGGTACAAACGAATTTGATGATTTTGAAAAAGGTATTTTAATTAATAAACAGTCTAACGATTCTAATATTCCTGTAATATATGGAGAAAGACTTACAGGAGGAACGAGAATTTTTATGGAAACTTCTGGAACAGATAATACTTACCTTTATATGGCAATCGTTATGTCAGAGGGAGAGATTAACGACATCACAGAAATTAGAGTTGATGAAAAGCCTGTAACTTGGTCAGGAGATTTATCAGACAATGTTCAAAGAACTGTCGCTAGTAGTGATAGCAATTTTTATAAAGCAGACCCTAATGAAGAAAATGGATCAGCAGAAAGCACAATAACAGTAGAGCCACATTATGGAACAGATGGACAATCAGCTAGTTCTCTACTTTCAACTTTATCATCATGGGGAAGTAATCATAAATTATCAGGATTATGTTATCTTGCTATACGTTTTAAATGGAACTCTGATGCATTCACAGGAATACCAAAAGTACAAGCTAAAATACAAGGTAAAAAAGTTAAAACTTATAATGCAAGTCTAGTAGAACAATCAGCGAGTTATCAAACTAATCCATCGTGGTGCTTATTAGACTATTTAACAAATGCTAGATATGGAAAAGGATTAGCAGTAAATGAAATAGATTTGCAAAGTTTTTATGACGCCTCGTTAATTTGCGAAACACAAGTAACACCATATTCAGGTGGTAGCGATATAAATATTTTTGATTGTAATACTGCATTAGATACTTCAAAACCTATTATAGATAATGTTAGAGAGTTTTTAAAAGGTTGCAGAGGTTACTTACCTTATAATGCTGGTAAATATAATTTAATTATTGAAACAACAGGGAGTGCATCAATTACACTAACAGAAGATAATATTATTGGTGGTTATTCATTATCTACACCTACGAAGAACGACAGATACAATAGAGTAATAGTAGGTTTTGTTAATCCAGATCGTAACTATCAAGTTGATGAAGCACAGTTTCCACCTATTGATGATTCAGGATTACCAAGTGCAGATCAACACGCAACAATGAAAACAGAAGATGGTGGATTTTTACTAGAGGGTAGATTTAATTTCACTACGTTAACCAGCAAATATCAAGCAGAAGAAATGGCAGAAGTAATACTTAGAAGAAGTAGAGAAGCATTATCTTTAGGTATTAATGTTGATTTTAATGGTTATGATTTAGCGATTGGAGATATTGTAAATATTACACATTCAAGTATTGGCTTTGACGCTAAACCTTTTAGAGTTCTAGGAATAACATTTAATCAAGATTTAACTGTAGGGTTATCGCTTGTTGAATATCAAGCTACGCATTATACTTGGGCTTCTAAAACTCAAGCAACAGCAGTACCAACAACTAATTTACCTAATCCATTTACTATCCAACCACCAGCAAGTGTTACTTTAGATGATACACTAATTGAATATAATGATGGAACAGTTATCGTTGCTTTAGATGTAACTATAGGTGCAAGTACAGATAAATTTATAGATTATTACCAAGTAGAATATAAAAAAAATTCAGATTCTAATTTTATTATATATTCACAAGGTTCAGGATTAACGCATAGAGTTCTAAATGTAATTGACCAAGAAACTTATGATGTAAGGGTTAAAGCTGTAAATCATTTAGGTGTATCTTCAACCTATGTATCAGCATCTAGAACAATAGTTGGTGCTATTGAACCACCTAGTGATGTAGAAGATTTTGCTTGTAATATTGTAGGACAAGAGGCTCACTTATCATGGACACAAATACCAGATTTAGATTTAGCATATTATAATTTAAGATTTAGTGAAGAAACAGATGGAACTGCTGATTGGCAAAACTCAGTAGCATTAGTAGAAAAAGTATCAAGACCAGCAACTTCAATATCTGTACCAGCTAGGGCTGGAACTTATCTTTTGAAAGCAGTAGATAAACTTGGTAACTTTAGTTCAAATGCTACAGCAATTATTTCTAATGTTACAGGAGTTGCTAATTTTAATACTATTTCAACACAATCAGAACACCCTGATTTTGATGGAACTTTAACTAATACTGTAATCACAGATGATGCTATTGAATTAGATTCTTCTGAATTATTTGATAGTGCGTCAGGGAACTTTGATTCTGAAACAACAAGATTTTTTGATTCTGGTGTTGCTAATGCTGACTTCTTTGCAAGTGGTAATTATTTATTTGCAGATGTAATTGATATAGGTGCTAAACACACAGCTAGAATTACAGCATCATTAACGCAAACATCAGATAACCCAGACGACTTATTTGATAACAGATCAGGTAATTTTGATTCTGCTTCTTCTAACTTTGATGGAGATACACCAGCTAATGCAAATGCTCATATAGAAGTTGCAACAAGTGATGATAATGTAACTTATACAGCTTTCCAAAACTTTGTAATTGGAGATTACACAGCAAGATACTTTAAATTTAGAGTAGTATTAATTTCAAGAGATGGTGCTTCTACACCTAGAGTTTCAGCAGTTACAGTAACGATTGATATGCCTGATAGAATATTTAGTGGTAATGATATAGTTTCTGGTGCTGGAACTAAAACTGTAACATTTACAAATCCATATAAAACTGTTAATTATGCAATTGGAATTACAGGACAAGGAATGTCAACAGGAGATTTCTTTCTTGTAGAAAATAAAACTATTAATGGATTTGATGTAACATTTAAAAATTCAAGTAATACAGCAATATCAAAAACATTTGATTTTATTGCAAAAGGCTTTTAAAAGGAGTATAAACACATCATGGCACAACACGATTACGATATAGCGAACCAATCATTCCCAGCTTTTAGAACTGATCTAAACAATGTTCTAGGTGCTATTAATTCATCTAATTCAGGAACTTCAAGACCAAGTTCTGCTGTCGCTGGTACGATTTGGCTAGACACAACATCAGCAACCACTCCTACTCTTAAATATTATGATGGTGCTGGAGATATATCTCTTGCAACTTTAGACCATTCAGCAAACACAGTTAATTGGTTAGATAGTTCAGTTGTAGCAGATTTAGTAAATGACACCTCTCCACAATTAGGTGGTCAATTAGATGTTAATGGTAATGCTATTGGAGATGGAACTTTAGAACTATTAAAGTTTTCAGAAACAGGTAGTGCAGTTAATGAATTTACAATCGCAAATGCTTCAACAGGAAATAATCCTGTCTTATCTGCAACAGGTGGCGATACCAATGTTGGAATAGAATTTACTACAAAAGGTACAGGAACAATTAAATTTAACGATCTAGCTTACATTCCTCAACAAGCATTAACATCATCTTCAAATGCAATTGCTTGGGATACTCAAGCTAAACCAAACGCATATCATCTAACAACAGAAAACACTACTTTTTCTGCACCTACTAACGCTGTAGAGGGTGCTTTTATTTGTGTAGAGATTAATTACAATGGCTCACACACAATAGCTTTCAACACAGTATTTGAGTTTGCTTCTAGCACAGCACCAACATTTACTTCAACAGATGGTAAAACTGATATTTTAGTTTTCAAATATAATGGTGCTATTTGGCAAGAAGTAGGTAGAACATTAAACCTAAGTGAAAGTTAAAATATGTACGCAATAGTAGAAGATAATAATATTACACAATACATTAATAATCCTAAATCAGTAGTGATTGGAGATGTAAGATACCCAGCTAAAATATTTCAGTTATGGTCACAATCAGAATTAAATGCAATAGGGATTTATGAAGTTATAACTGATTCAACTAATTACAAAGACGAATCATATTACATTAACACTAACGAACAATATAACTTTGCTGATGGTCAAGTTACTAAATCTTGGGGAACTGCAACTGCTAAAAGATTAAATGATGAAAACGCAGTAGATGAAGATGGTAATAATTTATTAGATGATGATGGCAACCAAGTAATTAATTATGGTTTAAAAACTGAAAAGAAAAGAATTGTAAAACAACAAGCATCAGGATTATTAGCACCTACTGATTGGTATGTAGTTAAATCAACTGAGGTAGCTGACTATGATGTTCCAGCAAATATATTATCTTTTAGAGCAGATGTTAGAACTAAATCTAATGAAATGGAAACTCAAATAGATGCTTGTACTACTGTTGATGAACTAAAAACTCTTTATGAATATGTAAATACAGGAACAGAAGAAAACCCTGTAATTGAAAGACCTTTAGCAGAATTTCCAACATTGGAGAATTAATGCCACTAATACTTGGAACTAACTCCATAAAAGACACAGGATATGATGTAGCTAACTCATTAAGGTTTAATAGTGGTAGTAGTGATAGTTTAAATAGAACATTTGCAACACCAACCAATAACAAAAAATATACTATTTCAACTTGGGTAAAAAAAACAAAAAATAATGGAAATGTTAATGGTAATTCTCAATCTTTATTGGGTACAATTGGTGGTGATGATACATATTTTGAATTTAATGGTAGTACAGATCAATTATTTTTTGGCGAATATAGTAGTAGTGCATGGCAAATAGAAATAAAAACTAATAGAGTATTTAGAGATGTTTCAGCTTGGTATCACATAGTCTTAGCAGTAGATACTACACAAGGAACAGAAAGTAACAGAGTTAAATTATATATTAATGGAGTACAAGAAACTTCTTTAGCACAAACAAATTATCCATCACAAAATTTTAACACAAAATTAAATAGTGCTAGCAATCATTATATTTCAAATAATGGAAATATTGGTGGTGCATATGCAGGATATTTAGAAGGATACCTTTCAGAATATTTTCTTATTGATGGCACACAACTAGATGCAACATCATTTGGAGAATTTGATGCTGACACAGGAATATGGAAACCTATTGATGTATCTGGTTTAACCTTTGGCACAAATGGATTCTATTTAGACTTTGAAAACTCTGGTAGTCTAGGTGCAGATGTATCAGGAAATGGAAATAACTTTACTGTAAATAATTTAACAAGTGTAGATCAATCTACTGATACTTGCACAAATAATTTTGCAACATTAAATCCTTTAGATGGTCATATTGCTCATGTCGTATTTTCAGAGGGTAA